CCACTGGCCCTCCGTATTCTCAACATCCACCACCTGCACCCGCAACGGTTCGATGTGGTCCATGGTGATCGGGTTGATGCCGGCCGCGAACTGGATGGCCATCTGCCGGATCCATGTCGACTTACCAAATCCTTCGAAGCCGGTAATGATCATCCGATCCCCGCGCTCAAACAATCCCGGAACAACCCAGTCATGATCTTCTTCCACGGCCAGGATCTCGGAGAGCTTCTTTGAAGTGATGCCTTGGCTTGGCGTGTTATCCCGGATGCCCCGCAGGTCTTCCATGGCGTCACTGAGTGTCTTGGAAGGTGGCACGCCATCCACGCTTGCCTGCTGCATAAGCTTCTGCCCTGCGGCCCGCAAAGCCCGCTTCACAGACTCCTCGCGGACCTGCTTGGCGTAGAACTCTACGGTGTGCGCCGATGGGGTGGCTTCCATGAACCGGAACAGGTCCATGGTGTCCATGCCGAGGGTGCCGCGTTCCTTGAGTCGGACAGCCACAGTGTAGGGCTCGATAGGATCCCCGGCATTCCGCATCTCAGCCATGACGGCGAACGCATCCCCGAGCTGCGGCCGATAGAAGTCCGCAGGGGAAACGATGGCGTCCGCGAACCGTACTGCATCCGCGGACAGGAGGCAGGCGCCAATGACGTAGTGCTCTGCGTTGAAGTCCGGGTTCATCGGTTCGCCCACCCATACTGCGCAGGGATGGTTGGATTATCGGCGGCCGCTGGCTTGGCCCATTCCTTTGAATTGCGCATCCAGTTTTGCCATGCCCTAGTCCAGTCCACGAATGTCGTCCCTTTCGCTGCGTGATGGTCAAGGAATTTTGCGGTGTGGTATTTCAGGTCCGCGTTGATTCCATTTTCTTTTGCCCATGAGGCCATCGAGTCAGTCACGGGAAATTCCTTCGGGCATGAGGTTTTGCGATTTGATTTGGGTTTCGCTTCTCTCGTGTCCGGAACGGCAAAGAGAGATGTCTCTGTCTCTGTCTCTGTCTCTGTCTCTGTCTTAGCTAGGGTGTTGCTAGAGCAAACGTCTAGCACGTGCTTAGCAGGTGCTTCCGTTTCGCTTGGCAGTTGCTTGGCTTTTGCTAGCCCACCCTTGCGCCCGTTCTCCCGTTTAGCCTCTATATCCGCGGTTGTTGTCTGGTGTTCCGCGTAGTCGTGGATCATGTAGCCGCCATCAACAACCCGCCACGACGGCCTCTCCGGGTCGTTCGATGTCAGCTCAGCAACCACTTCCGCGCCCCATTTACGCATCACAATGCGGCCGTCCAGGAAGCCGTCAGTGAGTTGCCGCCGTGAGTAGAGAGTCGATTCAAACAGTGCCCGGAACGCAGCGTCGGACAGGAACATGATCTTGGCGTGCTCATCCATGCCGATGTCGAACTTGGCGTAGAGGCGCCGATCCTTCTTGCCGGGGCTTTCCGGTAAACTCATTTGTAGCCACTCTCCTATTCAGTGGTGAGGCCCGGAATAACAGTTGTTGGTAGCAACTGCCGGGCCGTTTTTAATGCGGTCTGACAGTTCCAATTCTATTTCGGGTTTCGACATTCTTTTGGCCCTTCGCGGCGTGTTGCTAACCGCGTTACAGCGCGAAAAGCGCGAGGCGCGTATTATTCGCCATTCGTCCACCTGGCCGCCCAATAACGCTTAGTCCCAGCAGCGGCGTGAGCATCCTTGCAGTCCTGGCATTGTTCTTCGTTGAGGCTTCGGTGCTTGAAATATCCAGCGTCACTGCCGCACCCTGACCTGTATCCGATGGGCTCAGGTCCACCATTTATCAGGTCTTCAGATTTGCGGAAGTAAGCGAACTTGGCGCGGGCTTCTTCTTCGGTCGCCGGGATGTGTCCACTCGGCTGGGGCTTCTTATTTCCGGCGTACTTGTAACTCATGGCCGCTTCCCATTCTTGATCCGACTGGCCCTGCGCGTGAGCGTGACGGTCCCCGCCTTCCGGAGAACTTCGGCCGCGGCTTGGCGCTTGATCTCTTCGATCTCTGCGGGCGTGTATAGCTTGGAGAGCGTGAGCCCCTTGCGCCGCCGATAGTCGAGCATGTAATCCGCCTTAGCCCTCAGGCATGAGGCGCATTGACTTTCGCCGTGACGGTTGTGAGCATTCCATCCTCTGTGCTGTCCGCAGACATCCCGCTTGACTGGATCCAGTTTCGCGCTCATCGCCTCCTCCTTTTCTCGCGCATGACGTTCTCTATGGCCTGGTCTTGGGTGGGGTTGTTGTATAGCCGCCTTGCCCGGTCGTCGGCGTCTTCGGTGATGCGTGCGCTGATGTGGTGTTCGCATCGGTAGCCGGTCAGGCAGACGCCGAACTGGGACCGGCAGACGTGGCAGCATGTGTCGGTCATGTGCGTTCCCGTTTCTGGATTTCGCGGTCGATGTACCAGATTGCTTTGCGCAGGTCTTCGAGCGCGTCAGCCTTGAGATCGGCCCGCCAGACGTACTTGATGGCGTTGCCGAGATTGAATCCCATATGCTCAGTGATCTGGATGCATTCGACGCCTGATGGGTGGGCCGTGTAGTGCGCTGGGTGGTTCACTGGGTCACTCATGCCGCCGCCTTCTTCTTCGCTTCTCGTCGGGCCTTGTCCGCGTCGGCCGCTGCACGACGACACGCCTTGTCTACGGGCTCACCGCGGCGCCTATGTCGGGAGCATCCACGCTCCGTCCCGCATTCGGGCTTGTAACCTTCTTCGGGCTCCGGGACGTACGGCTGGTCGCCTCGGTAGACGTAGCCGGCCATTACGCGGCATCAACCCGGTGCGTAATGTGCTCGCGGATCTTGATGGGTTGCAGACCGGACCATATGACGTCGCCGTCCGGGGTGGATGCGATGACGACGGGCATCTGCCGGATCCCGAGGATTTCGGTGACGTAGTGGTAGGCGCTGGCGTCCTCTTCGACGTTGACGGCGGTGTAGTAGATGTCGTTTTCGTCGAGCTTCTCTTTTGTCTTCGTGCATCCGAAGCACTGGTTCTTGGTGTAGATGACGACGGCAACACCATCACGCGCCTGGATTCGGCTGGTGATGTCGGTGGGCTGGGTTACTTCGATGGTCAAGATGGTTCCTTTCGGGGTAGTGAGCGGGGACATTCGCAGCCCCCGCTCACAAGATTTCGGGCATGAAAAAGCCGCTTCAGTGGGCGGCTGGGTTATCGGTTGTCGAGTGCGGCCCGTATGTCGGCCAGCGTTTTCGGTTGAGGTTCCCGGCAGTCGTGGTGATCGATCCGGCCGTTAGTGACGGTCAGGTCACCGCCGCATGTGCAGGTTGTGGTGAAGTTGGCGTGGATGCCCTTTGGTTTGCCCATCAGAATGGCGGGGAGTTGTCGGCGCCGCCCTGACCCCACCCTTGCGACCCCTGCGCGGGCTGATTGCCGCCCCAACCCGGTCCGGGTGCACCAGGAGACGCGAAGCCCGCGCTATTGCCCTGCTCCTTGCGCTGCGTGCGGTTGACCTTAGCGGTTGCGTACTTCAGGCTGGGCCCGATCTCGTCAACCTCCAGTTCAATGACCGTGCGCTTCTGCCCATCCTTCTCGTACTCGCGCTGAGTGAGACGCCCGGATGCGATAACGCGCATACCCTTCTGATCTAGCGTCTCGGCAACATTCTCGGCCAGTTCGCGCCAGGCTGAGCAGCGGAGGAAGAGTGTCGTTCCGTCCTTCCACTCATTCGAGTTTCGATCAAAAGTCCGCGGCGTACTCGCGATGGTGAAGTTAGCAACCGCAGCCCCGGATGGCGTAAATCGCATCTCAGCAGGTCCTGTCGTGTTCCCGATAATCGTGATCGTGGTGTCATTAGCCATTTACTTGCTGTCCTTTGCGATTGATGCGATGACCGGAACCCACTGCTTAGCGATCTCCGGGGTGATATGAAAGTAGAAGCCGCTGACCCCCATGAGGACCATCTGCCCGATCTCGGGGTTGGGTGGGCGGTCGGCTAACTGGATGGGCCCGGCGAGGATGGACACGGACAGGGCGTTCGTGTGGGTGGTCATTCGGTCGGCTCCTTCGGGATGTAGATCATGTGTTCGCATGGGCGCTTATCGTCCTCGGCCAGCCAGCGCAGGTCCGCGACGATTGGGGTAGTGCCATCAGCAGATCCCCATTCCGTGAACATGCTCGGCCGGCCGTACTGCCCATCCAGATCGGTCAGCCCAGACCAGACGTTCAGTTCCTCCGTGTGAAACACGAGGTCCCGCTCGACGCAGGTTGCCTTGATCCATACGCCTGGGACCACGCGGTGATCAGATTCGTCAGGGTCCGGGTCATGCTCTGCCAGTCGGCAGCTTCCGAGATAGGTCATGCCGCCTCCTTAGTAACCCAGTCGATGATGAACGCCGGGGCGCCCTGCTCAACCAGCCATGCGATGTAATCCGACGCGGTGCCGTTCGTGATGGCCTTCTGCGTGTTCGCTATGACGTCGGCGGGGATCTCGTTCGGGTTGGGTGCAGCGGGGGCGGGCATCGGCTTCACAGTGAAGCTCTTGCGCTTGCCACGAGTCGCGGTGAGTGCCACGGTCAGCGGCTTCTCAAGGTGGCTCAGATGCGAGATTTCGATCCCACCCACCTTGTCCTTGCCGAACGTGATTTCAGGGTTCCTGTAGAGAGTCAAGGAACGGCCAGAGTATGCGGACGCTTCAGGCCCCCACGCCATGACCAAGATGCGGCGCATGGACTTGGAGGGCCGGTAAGCGCGGCTGGGGAACTCGACAAGGCGCACGTCTACAGGCTGCTCCGCGCTGCCCTTGACAACCTCGCTGATAGTCACTGTCACGGGCCCGCTAATCAGGTCATCCGCGTTTATTTGGTCAGATCGGGGAATTATTGATTCGGTGAGATCCACGATTAGGACTCCCTTCGTAGTTTCTTTGCTCGCGTCCTGCCACATTCCCGGCAGATGCGAGCGCCTTGAGTTGGGTGCATATAGAGGTTGTCGCCGGCGTACTCATGTCCAGCCGGGCAGTGCGTTTTTAGTGCGTTCTTGGCCGATGGGCCTACCCCGCGTAGCAGGTTCTCCCTGATCGTCACAGGCTCCAGGTGCTCAGGGTTTACGCAGGCACGGTTCCTGCAAAGGTGGTCAATGTGCAGACCTTCTGGGATTGGACCCACGTAGTGCTCGTATGCCCAGCGGTGGGCGTAGGTCTTGCCCGTATCCCCCGGCGATCGCTTGCCCCGATAGAACTGCCCGTACCCGACGCCATTTAGCCCTCCAGTCCATTGGATGCACCCATTGGGGCCTGGTGCTGTCTTCTCAATGAACCTGTCGAAAGCTGGGCGGTGGATACATCCGCATGACCTTGTGTGCCCGCTCCTGAGTTTCGTGCCATCAACTGCTACCTGTGACCCGCATGAGCATAGGCAATCCCACTTGACCTTCTTGCCGGTAACGTTGACTGACCTGCCGAGTACAAGCAGTTGACCGAAAATCTGGCCGGCCATATTGACGAGTAGAGGCATTAGTAAATCTCCATCTCTGCGAAGTGGTCGAGTCGTTCAGTAGCGGGTAGGTGTTCCGTTGCGGCCTTGTAGATGGCAAGCATGTCGGCGGCGTTCGCTTCAAAGGTCAACGCGGCGTCCGTGATCGCTTCGAACCATTTCGGATCCGGCTCTACACGCTTCGTCCAGAGCGGCATTCCTGAGCAGAAGGACACATAGTCGAGCCAGTGCCGCCCGCTCACGAATAGGCCCGTCTGAATCTGGGCCATGTTCTCCAGCGGCACTTCATCGGCCAGGATGGTTTGCAGGTGCTTCTTCTGGGCGCGGCTCTTGATCTCAATGAGGCCGTCGTCGCCAACCAGCCCATCGGGTGAGTAGCCGATCCGGTACCTGCCGAAGTCGCGGACCATGAACCCGATCTCCTCGACGGGTGCGTGATGCTCCGAATAGGCGTCCCGGGCGTAAGGCTCATCCAAGGTTCCGCGCATCATGGCTTGGGATACCTGCATCGGCTCTACATGGCCGGTGATGCGCTCGGCAACGAGAGTCAATACCAGCGCCCGTGCCGTGTCACTGTTCATGTCCGCGCCGATCACCCGATCCAGTCCGCGGGCCGCTGCTGCACGGGCAGGGTGGAGGGTTTTCAGCGGTGCCGGTGAACGCTTCCCGATGCAAGGGTCGGCGGTGAGTGCACCACATTCCGGGCAGTCGGCTTCTATCGCTGTCGGCTGGCGTGACGTTACAAGCTGCCCCACGACGCTGGCCGTGACGATGCCGCACCGTGCAGCCAGCCATTCCGGGCTGCCCTGCTCTAACTCAGTGAATATTTCCAGGCTCAATTTGTCCCCCATCTGGGCAATAAAAAAGGAGCCCGTAAGCTCCTGGTGGTTTATGTTGTTCGGTCAGTCGT